TCCGGTATATCACAATCACAGATGATGCCGTCCGGGTCATACTGGACCGCCTGCAACGCGAGAGGGCAGATTTTAAACGCATGGTGGACAACTACGATAAAGAGATCCGCGGTGTGGAGTACCTGCTGACAGGCAAAAAACGGTACTACTGGTCACCGGATAATTACATAGTAGAGCCTGTCTACGCAGAGCAATAAAAAAGCCGGCATTTGGCGATGCCGGCCAGCTCACAGAGCTACTTATATAGACAAGATAAGTATACATCTGTAAGCCGAAAAAGTCAAGAAAAACGGGGCTTTCGATAGCCCCTGCGCACTTGATAAAGATATTAAAGTTAGGATACAGAGACATGGTAAATCGAAAGAAAATAAGGTTAAGGAACGGGGACATTCTGGACGTGGAAGAGTACCACGATGGTCATTATGGATCTCCGGGAAAGACGAGGCAAAAAAAGGAGAAGCAGACCAAGGAACAGATGCGGCTGATCAATCAACGGAATAAGGCGAAGAGATGCCGCTGGAGATTATTGCAGTACTTTAACGAGGGAGACTTGTTTATCACATGGACCTATGAGGTGAGAAATCGACCGCCAGATATGGACGGAGCATTGAAGGACTTTCGGGCGACCATCGGAAAGATTAGGAAGATCTATCGCAGACTTGTAGTACAGCTCTACTGGATCCGTAACATCGAGCGCGGCACCAAGGGAGCCTGGCATATCCATCTTGTGATCAAACAGACACCGGAGGGTGATGCAGCTGCTATCGTAACCAAGGCATGGACAAAGGGCGGTACCTACGTGGCAGAGATCCGGAACAGCAAATTTAACGGGGATGACATGGAACAGCTGGCGAATTATCTGACCAAGGATGAGCACACAGCGGAGACCAAGGCAGACGGTACACCGGGTAAACCAAGGATTGCGGAGTCATCATACAATACCAGCCGCAATATGCCACTCCCGGAACCAAAAGAGGACAAGCTGGTTCGATGGAAGCCGGAGATCAAGCCACCCAAGGGATATTACATAGCCCGGATGCATGAGGGCATTAATCCGGTCACAGGATTTTTATACCGGAGTTACACGTTGATCAGACTTAAGTGCACCGAGCGGAAGAGGCCGCCGGGGAGAAGGAGGTGTTGAGATTGATAATAGAAATGTTTGTGAGCGCGACACTGCGCGGATCGGCCAAGGGAACGGGCAAGGTCATGTATACCATGCGGACGAAGCAGGAGAACGGTCAAAACTATGAAAAGCCGCCGGAGATCGGGAAGGCGGAGAGCACGGCCAACCGTCTGGTGTTGTGGAGCATCTGTAGGGCGCTGGAGAGACTGCCAAGTGATCGGGAAATTGTGATCTACACGGAGAACAGCTATATCGCATCCGTGATCAATCAGTGCTGGCCGGAACGGTGGGCGAGAAACGGCTGGAAGAATAGTCGCGGGAAAGAAATCAAAGATGCGGATTTGTGGAAAAAGATTCTGAAAGAGGTCCGAGAAGTGGGTCACCGTATCACTGCCGTGGAAGGCAGACATGAGTATTCTGATATTTTCAGCTATAACATGAAAAAGATAGATGTAAAATCTAACATTTTTACAAAAGTGGAATTGCAAGAGGTAACACCAGTAAGTGACTAGAGTTAGAAACCATTCCGGTGATGTCACCGAAATGGTAGAAATAGAACATTTTGACAGAATTGCACCGGTGCAACCGGGAAAGGAGACGGAGATGGAAAAGAAATTTGGAATATTTAATACCGTAGAGGAGTTAAACAGGGCAGCAGCCGCCCAGAAGGCAGAGGGAGACCTGGAAGCGCTGATCGGACTGGCCACAGAGAACGGACTGGAGAAAGAGGATGCCGAGGACTACATGGACAGCAATGATCCGGAAGACTGCCTCTGCAATGCCACGATGGCAGCCATTGCCAAGCTGAAGTTGGAAGAACAGGACCTGCATCTCGAAAGCCAGTTAAAGGACTGGAAAGACTTTATCGTGCAGATGCTGACAGAGTATCTGGTGGATCATGCCGATGGGGACAGGGATGCTCTGGGAAATGCCGTATTTAATCCTGCCAAGTGCCTGCTTGACGTACTGGCAGCAGGAATGAAGCTGGCATCAGAACATCGCATAAAAGTAGATAAAAGAATCATAGAGAAAGCAGGACTGCCGGAGAGAGCAGGAGACATAGGATCCATCGGCCGTGATGAGTTCAAGAAGATTGTTCTGGATTATTACATGGGAGAGAAGAAATGATTGTATACAAAGCAACGAACAAGGACATGATCTGCACATCCGGGGAGGGATTGTTCCAGTATCGTCTCGGAGTACCTGCAACGGCGGAAAAATCAAAGTGTGCTGATACCGGTCTCCATGCCTGTGAGTATGTATTGGATTGCACATGGTATTACGGAATGGGTAAATATAACAGGTATTTTAAAGCAAAGGCAGAAGGAGACATAGCAGAAGACGGACACGACACACGCATTGCATGTACGAGGCTGACGTTGCTGAAAGAACTTACCAACCGGGATATCGCAAAAGAAGCCATGCTTTACATGATACATCATCCTCGACGGGATAACTGGAAGACTTCCCGCCATATGGTACAGGTAAATGAGAACACGGCAGAGATCAGGATCCCGGACGGAATCGCCATTGCCAGGGGACAGCATCCAAAAGTAAGCGGCTGTGCCGGAGCACATTTGGGGCTGATCCGGGAAGAAAAAGGAAAGATCACGGCGGCCAAGATATTTGATGTGGACGGAGTCTATATCCTGCCGGGAGTGTGGTACACCTTGGAAGACCTGGCAGAAGCAGAAAGGAGGCAGCAGGCATGAAGTGGACAGAAATACTCAGGACACCGGTGATACCGGCAGATAAAAAGAGAAATAAACAGATCACGTTCCAGACAACGGAGAATTATCTGATACTGGATATCTGGAGAGGTGGAAATAACATCTGCCGCCATGCAATCAACCTGAAAACATGGGAATACGGCACATATTTTCCGGATACCGGCATAAAGCAGGCAACAAATATCAACAGCTGTACAGATAACTATGAAAGAGAGTACTGGGATTACCGGCTGAAAGAGAAAGAATGGCTGACACCGGAGCAGATCAGGGAACTGGATATCCTTACCAGAGAAAAGAAGGATTGGGTAAAAGATGTATTGCAGCGCATAGAGCGGATGGAGACAGACTATAACGCAGAAAAGCGGGAACAGGCCAGAAACAGTAAGGAGGAGCGCATCCGTAGATTAATGGACAAATGTCCAAAACCGGGAAAAGCAGTATATGACTGGATCACAGAACAGATGGTAGGAGATCTGCAGTATGCCTTTTATGACAAACAGAAAAAGACCTGCCATTGCACAGCCTGCGGCGGAGATTTTCCGGAAGAGGCAGCATGCATCCCTGTGAAACATAGAAAGCAGATCACCTGTCCGCTGTGTGGACATCTTCTGACCGTGGATAAGAGAGCGGATATACTCATCGTTGCAACGGACTGGCTTACCATGATCCATAACGTGGATGATAAACAGGGAGTGGAGCGGCACTTTAAGGTAAAAGTGGAGTGGGACAGATACGGAACGAGAACCACGGAACTGGAGGAGCACATCCGGATGATGATGCTGCGGAACACAAAGGATATCATGAAAGTCTATTACTATGGGAGCCTTTACTGGCCGGGATGGAGCACCGGAAACAACAGCAACCGAAGATGGCACAGCGCCTATCTGTATCCGGACACAGAAGGTATTCAGGCCGGATTACATGGAACGGCATATGAGGCATGGACAGATGTATTTCCGAAACTTGCCCAGATGGGAATAAAAGCGCACTATAACGGTCTCATGGTGGAAAGTAACAGAGCGTTTACCGGTATCGCAGAATATATGGCAAAGGGACGCTTTTACCGTCTGCTGGATGAACTGTCACAGTGCATCACCTACTGGGGCGGATATTCAGGGAGCACGATTGATGTATCCGGAGAAAATGCAGAGGAGATACTGCAGATAGAGGATAAACAGCTGATCAACCGTCTCAGACAGGCAGACGGCGGAATGTGTATGCTGCGCTGGCTGCAGTGGTCCAACCTCAACAAAAAGAAGCTGTCAGAGCAGTACATATCCTGGGCAGAAAAAAATAAGATCGAACCGAATAACTATCTGCAGTCGGAAGCGGGAAAATACCTGACACCGGAACAGTTAATGAATTACATCAACAGGCAGAAAAAAGAAAGCTATCCCAGCAGAACCATAGCGGGAGTCTGGGATCAGTACGAG